ATCCAGTACGATCACGAACCAACGCCAGCGGAGAATTCGACTCACGCTCTTTGCGGCTCGATGGCTAAGATCGATGTTTTGATCGAGCGGCTAACGAAGGGCCAGGAGCTTCATCATCCCGACGACGAAAAGCAAACATGCTCACGGGTCGAGGAAGAGCGAACGAAGCGACTCTGTGCGATTCTTATCAAGGGATCGAGAATAAAAAGCCTGAGTGATCTTGACTAGGTTTCGCTTCGCGTTCCACAATAGGGGCGGAGGGTGAAACTATGAAACTCGATGTACTTTTGAAAAGCAAACGGTTTTGGGCGGCGGCGGCTGTTGTCGCGGTCGTCATTCTCAAGGACAAAACACCGCTAACCGAACAGCAGATTCAAGAATTGGTCTTGGCTGTCGGTGCATGGATCGTCGGAGAATCGATTCGGCCAGTCGAACCGCCAATGGCAGGTGCATAATGCTCAAAGGCATCATCGCAATCACAACCTGGCGGCGTGACGCCAAGCGGCATTACAACGCTTGCAATGGCGACGTAGAAGCGGCAACGGCGGCTTACAAAGAGGATCTTCGTCTTAGGTCGATCGATCCAATGACGATCATGGTCTTGATTCAGCTTGCGATCAAGATTTGGAAGTGGGCCAAAGATAACGGCTACCTTACGACCATGCCTGATGAGCGGCTAGCGGTCGAACCTTCGACTGATGAGCTTATGGTCGGCGTTGTGCATCCAGACGGGCCAGATTGAAACATGCCCTAGCCAACCCGACCTTTCCGATACCCTTAGCGTCGGAGTGTTGGCAGGGCTTGAAACGGAGTGACGATGGACGAAGCGAAGAAAGAAAACTGGTTGCCTTGGATTATCGCGGCGGGTGCGGTGTTTTTCATGCTTCGCAACCAGCAACCAGGACAAGACACCGCCAAACCAGCGGTCGCGGCGGTAGTTCGTACCACGTTGCCAACGATCCGCGAAGCCTACCGGTCGGCGTTCCTAGAGGCGGCAAAACGCATCGAGGATGGATCGATCAAAGATCAGGAACAGTGGACAAGGTTTATCTCGGAGAATGCGGGAGCGAAGTATCGGGAAGCCTTGGACAAAGTCTATCGCGCAATAGACGAGCTTGACCTGCCTGCATCATTCGTCGGAAAAGAATCCGAGATCGCTAAGCTCAACCGACAAATCGCGGAGGCTTGGTAAGTGGACTTCACAGGCTATCCAATCGAGTTAGAGAACCGCGACGAGATCGCAAGTACAGCTACTCCGATGCTGTTTACCATGCGGGACTTCCAAGCACCCGAACAGATCGATCCTCGGCCACTGGTAAGGCATGACAAGCAGGGGAACATGGGATCGTGCCAAGGGTTCAGCCTGACCAATTCCGGCGAATATCTTTGGGCCTTGCATACTGGCTCGATGAGCAACGATCGGCAATTCAGCCAGCTATTTGCTTACCTTGAGTCGCAACGGCTCGACGGATTGCTTGGACGTGATCGCGGATCTACGATAAGCAGCGGATTGAAGATCGCTCGGGATGTCGGGTTCCTTCGCTTGCCTGAGTTGCCATACAGCACACCCTATCCGGCAAACGCTCAATCGGTTGTAAGCGACTCGATGAGGGCGAAGGCGAAAGAGTTCCAGATTCGCAGTCACACTTGGCTCGAAAGCTACGACGCGATCTTTCAATATCTTGCAAGCGGATCAGGGGCAGTTCACACCGGGACGCTTTGGAATGATTCGTTCTACAGTCAAAGCGGCGTTCTTGAATCAGTCAATCTTCGAGGTGGCGGCGGTCATGCGACAGCCTGGCTAGGATATTCCAAGCGGAAAGATTCGCGCGGCAGGAATTATCTTTGGAGGCTTAACAGCCACCAAGACTCTTGGACTGAGATTGCTCCAAGTGTGATCGACGCTCTTTGCAAGCATCAATACACCTCGATTGTTGGCATAAGCGACTTAACAACGCCAGGGCCAAGGAAGATCAAATGGACGGAATCGAGGCCACTCGGATGAAGGAGCGTTTACCGATGATTTTGGCGTGTCTTTTCTTGGCTTGGCTCATCCTGCCTACCAAGCCTGAGCCTGTTTCGATTCAGCCCACGGATGGGCTAGTCGATCAGGTGGCAACTGTTAAGCAATCTTTAACAGTTCAAGCAGGTGAAACATCCAAAAGATTGAGAAGCGGTGAGTGGGAAGTTGTAAAGGATTCCTTGACAACTGACCATGTTCCCGACGCTGGAAAAAAGGTCGAGGCCAAAAAAGAGATTGTCATTTTCACCAGGGCCAATTGTCCACCGTGCGACAGATGGAAGAGGATCGAGCAACCGAAGTTTGAGCGTGACGGCTGGACGGTTGCCTACTGCGAACAACACGATTACGGGATTACTCCGACTTTCCTAATCGATGCCAACGGCAAGCAGACGGAGCATCGAGGCTACTTGGCTTTTGACAAGATCGACGAGGTTGCAAAGTGACGCAGGATTCTTTGGTTGTGATAATCGGGATGGCGGTTTGCGGTGCTTTAACCTCGGCTAACGTGTACCAATACCTTCAATTCGTCGAGGAAAAGCGAACAACACGGGCAGACTTGCAAGAATGCCGAAGCGATCGCGAAAAGCTTTGGGCGAAGATCGCGGAACTGCAAACGGAGATCGGTCGATTACTTAGGGGTTCCGAATGATCGCTTGGATTGTTTACATCATCGCATCTTGGTTGCTTGCGGATTTCATCGCAGGCGTGTTCCATTGGTGGGAGGATACGTACATTAGTCAGGATACGCCACTGATTGGCAAATTGATCGGAGGGCAAAACGCCCTTCATCATTCGTCCCCGACAGCTTTTCTGCGAGGATCATATTGGCAGCGCAACTACACAACGATAATCCCATCGATGATCGCTTTTGCTCTTTGCCTTTGCTTTGAACCGATTCGCAATGGTTGGCTTACAATGCTGTTTGTTTCGCAGGCGAACCAGATACATTGCTTCGCTCACTTAGGCAGGAGGAATCCTGTTTGGGTTATGATCTTGCAAAGAATCGGCATCTTTCAATCGGCTAAACATCATAACAAGCATCATGGATCACCTTATGAGATCCGTTATTGCGTAATGTCGAACTGCCTCAATTGGATCTTGGACGGGTCGCGGTTTTGGCGTGGATTGGAATACATCGGTTTTATTGTCACAGGCATCAAGCCAAGGGAAAATCATGCTAGATAACCTTATTCGCGGAATCGAAGGTTGGCAGGACAAGACACCGATGCAGATCCTCGATTTGCTTTCGGCCAAGACTGAATTGTTTGTCGATGATCGACGATGGACATTGCTCCAAATCGCGGATGTCGTTGGCAAAGAGAACATGGACTCGATGATAGCCATCCTCAAGCAGAACGGCTTGGAATGGGCGGTTATTCAGGCAGGCGGATCAGGTATGCCACTTGGCCACCCTGAAGTGAATCAGACGCTCCGAGAACTCGGCGACGTTCGATTCGAGACGCTTGCCAATGAGACGCGAAGGATGATTTCGCCACTTGAAAAAGAAGGTATTTCCGCTGATGTTATTGACATCATGCAAACAGTCGAAGCGATCAAGCACGAACAGCGACAGCAAGCTTTATTGACGCAAGGCGCAAATGTTTGGAATGCGTTCGTAGGTGCTGTAAACAATTTGCAAGTAGGCGATCCAGATCCAGTCTTGGTAATGCAACACGCTTCAGCCGAATCGGTGCTCTAATGGCCATTACTCGCATCAGTTTCGCAACATCCAATACCAATACAGTCACAATAGACACTCATGCTGCCAATGACTTGCTGTTAATTTTTGGGTACAGAGACGGTAACAATGCCGGCCCGACTGTACCTGCTGGTTGGTATGGACTCTTTACGGGTGGCGGCAATTCTACGGGCATGACAGTTGGCTGGAAGCGTGCAACCAGCTCCATCGAAACAAGTGGCACTTGGACAAATGCAACTACTTTGCACGCTCTAGTCTACCGACCAGGAACCGACAAGATTATTGTTCCGAAATACTATTCGGGGAATAGTGCAGTCTCCGTCTCGGTTCAGGTAGCGGCACAAACTGCTGGAACTTTTGAGTCTAACAGTGATGACCTTTGGCTCGTTGCGTTTATTGCTCAACGAAATAGCTCAAACAGCTTGCAATCAGCTACGTGGACTGGACTAAGCAACGTCACAAGCTCAACAGACAGTTCAACTTGGCAAGCGGTGGTAAATGATACCAACGCAACCAGGACAACTGCCTGGACTGCACAGACGGCAACGGTTACAAATTCGGCTGCCTGGCAAACAAGATTATTTGGTCTACAAGAAGTGCCAACACAATCAGCGGGCGGCGGCTATCGACCAGTGAATATCAGAGGAGGGGCTGACCAATGAGACGATTACGAGGATCAACAAGTCAACGCCGATTCATTTTCATCGCTGATACATCGAGCACAACTGGAGCGGGACTGGCTAACCTCACGCACAGTTCAAGCGGTCTTGTCGCTTATTACATCGCAGGCGATCTATCAAACGAAGTGCAGATAACATTAGTTGCGGGTACGCTTGGGACTTATGTGAGCGGTGGATTCGTCGCGGTCGATAATACAAACATGCCCGGCTGGTATGAGATCGGCATTCCCGATGCGGCTCTCGATGGTGGTAATCAAGTTGCGATTCAATATCGCGGGGCAGCGAATATGGCTCCGGTGAACATTTATATCGAGCTCGATGCGGTCGATTATCAAGACGCTGCGGCGTTCGGTTTGTCGCGGTTGGATCAGACGATTAGCAGCAGGGCAAGCCAAACAAGCGTTGATACGTTGTCGTCTTACGT